TAGAGAGAACCAATACCTAGAACTGTGCGCAGTTCGGCTTCGGTTACATATGTGGCTGCCATGATTTCCTCTCTAATTAAAATTGAAGGGGCTAAGGGCTACAAAGCCCCTTCAACACTATTGCTAAGTATTAGTTATGCAACCATATACTTGTATGCGCCTGCTGCAACCTTAGTTGCAATCGCGCCGTAGCCGTAGTAGGCAACGTTGATTTGACCGGAAGCGATAACTGCTGCTTCTAGTTTGAATTGTGTTGATTCATACCATGTGTAAGAATCTGGGTTAACGATAACGATTGAGTCATCGCCTGTTCCTGAAAGGTTACGATCAACATAAAGGTTTAGGCCGTTGATGTTACCGCGTAATGATACTGGTGTTGCGTTACCGCCGGCGTTCATTGGGTTTGTTGCTGTGTAGATAGCGCGGTTTGTTGAATCAACAAGACCCATAATTGCGCCCCATTGTGCTGGAGATACAACAATGTTTTGTGCAAAACCTAATGTATTTGTGTAGATGTCAGCTGCGCCATCTGCTACGAAATCTAGAAGGTTAGCTGCTGACATTGTGCGGTTTCCACCATCTGTTGCTGCTGCAAGAACTACTGTTGCAACGCGTGCATCTGTTGCCTTTGCATATGCATATTCCATGTTCTTAACAAGTTCAGCAAAGAAAGCTGGACTTGAGCGATCAAGGATTTCAACAGAGAATGTTTGTTGTCCAGCAAACTTTTGAACTGTAACTGAAAGGTAAGCATCAGTCATATCTGTATTTGATGGTGTTCCTGCTTCTGCTGTTACCGCAACTGTTGGAACAGCTGTGATTTTAGGAATCTGGAATGTAAGGCCAGCGTCCGGCAAAACTCCTGAACTGATGGCCGAAATGAATGGACGATCAGCGTTTGCAAGTGGGTTGATAACTTCTGTTAGCTGGCGTGTTGGAACAAGACCAGCGTTGTTGCTTGTTGATGCTGCTGCACGAATGTATTGACGTGCATCGTCATCGCCTAGTTGTGCGCGAACTGTGTTCTCAAGGAATTTTTCCTTTGTGAACTCAAGACGTGGTTCAGCATAAAATGCTGCTGTTACTGTTGGGCGTGAGGCTTCAACCGCAGGGGTTTCTACAACAGCCTCAGGTGTTACGGCATCTGGAGTATCCAAGATGGCCTCACTTTCTGGTTGGGTTATTTCGGTTAGTGCTTCATCTACGGTTTCTGCCGCCGATGCTGCAACGCTAGTTACTGCTGCGGAATCGAAAGCGGCAGCCTGAACAAGGCTGGTTTCGAATAAGCGAGCAGATTGGACATACAACACGCCGTTACGTGGTTGTGATGCTAAAACTTCGACTCCAACACTGAGTCCCGAACGAAGACCGTCTGATGCTTCGATAAGTGCGTCTGTTCCACGGCTAGTGTTGGAGACTTTAAAGGAAGCGAAAACTCCCTGTGGCGTTTCATTGAAAGCCACTGCTTTTCCAAGTGGTTTCTTTGCGTCATGTTCAAGCAACAATTTTGACTTGCCTGGTTCTGGTAATTGTATTGATCCTTGTTCGAAAACAACCTTGCCCACTGATGTCTGGCCGATTTCGCCGTCATAGGGAACAATTTTGCCAGAGATAAGTCTGCGGCCTTGATCGCACTCAATATCGCTACTGAAGGTTAATTGCATCTGATGCACTTCCATTCGGTGATAGTTCTTCCATTGCCATAGCATCCTGAACTGAGATAAGTCCAAGAGCCAACATCTTTTCGATTACTAACAAGCGTTGCATTGGATCAGCTCGCAGAAAGCCTGAGTCCAAGTCAAAAGAAATATACTGAGTCGAAGGCGTTATGTCATTCATGGACAGGCGAGCCTCGATTGCAGAAATGTATGGCTGCAAACTTAGTGAAACAAATTGCCGTCTTTCGTCTTGAACGTTTGCGTATGTCATACTGTTATTCATATCAGCAGAAATATAATATGCAGGGACATTCATGAGGCGGGCAATTTCGGTTGCCATATACTGCTTGCCCTCGTTCATCATCATGTCTTTAGGTGAAAACGCAACTGGCTGGAACTCAAGAGTAGAAGTCAGATAGGCCGTTGAACGATTGTTACGAGCGTTGCGCCATGCAGCTAATAATCCCTGGACTTCCGATTCGCCTAAGTCTGCACCTGTATTTTTTAGCACTCCAGTAGCCATGGGTGTGCTGGCCGCTATGCTGCTTGCGCGATCCAAGTCAAGTGCTGCTGTCAAAACTCTCGCGCCTACTTGCAAAAGGCCGTCTGTCATGCTCTGGAAAGTTACAAGCGAGCCAACGCCAGACATTGGTCTAACTGTGCCATCTACTTGATAACCTTCAATAAAAGTATTTGTTTTGTTGTATTTAGGAATGACACGTGAGTTAGCAACCCAGTTAAATCTCGCTGGATAACCATTGTCCGCATAGACTTCTGTAATCTCCCAATACGCGACACCAAAGAACAAAAGCGAATCAACGGTGAATGCCATCGTGACTGCATACGGTTGATTGTGTGATGGTTGATCCATCCAGGGTAACTTTGGTAAATCCTCATCGGTGCGTTTTAATTCTAAAGATAATTCCATCGCGGCAATCGTATTGCAGATAAGATTTCTGCAACGATTAACGGCAGGGATACTCATAGCCGATATACGATCTATTGAAAGTAAATTATAAGGGATTTGATATTGGTAGGTATCAGCCATTACTGGCGGTGCATACTGCGCTTCAATTATTGCTGGCTTGCTAAAGCGAGAGAATAAACCCATACACCAACCTTACACTATTTCGCAAATTATCTCACATTATGAGACATATATCAAACATATATCTGCGGTGTTGATTGTGGGCGTGTCAGGTAGTGAACAATCATTGCACTGCAAATCGCGCTTGTAACATCGCCCGCAGATTTGCGTCTCACGATTCTCCATCCAGCGTCGTTCGTCTTTGCGCCAACAGAGAACCAGGAGTCCGTAAGTTCTTTCTGGCCTGAGTGAACCAAACGAACGTTCACAAACGCATCTAGTATCTCACCGCAAGCCTGATAGAACGATTGGCCTGAGCAATCCTCTAACTTCTGCCCTGATTGTTGTAGTCTTTGCGCGATTGACGCAGTTGCGTATTTATCATACATAATCACACGCGGTTTGAACTTTTGCGCCCACGCGTGGACATCTGCCGCCATCTTTAGATCATCGATAGCGACATCACTAGTCCAGAGCTGCATAAGGCCCAGTTCTATCTTTCCTGTAGCTTGATTTAACTTGCCAGCCAATAATGCGCCAGATCGTTTAGAGGGTGAGACATCTATTGCAAATACAATATTGCCGCCAGGAGTAATTTGGAGATTGGAGTCCGAAGTATCGGTAATCATCTGAGTTGTGAATGGGCTGGTCATTGAATCGACCCACTGGCAAAGCATCTCAGTGCGGGTATTGTTAATTGGGTTTGTTGCTACGGCCTCTTCGAGCGTTTCTTCATCAATAAGAGAGCCAAGCGAGGGATTAGCCATAGCCCAAGCGTTACGGTCATCAATTTTGCAATGCGCAGGCGCGGAATATTCATACCAGCCAAGAGTAGGGGATGGATACGACAATGCGCGCTCTCTTAAATCATTTAGGACAACAGAATACGCATCGCCAGCATTCGAGCAGGTTAATGTCTGGCCACCAGTAGCGCGGGTAGTTGGTCTGGCTGCTTTCCAGCCTTCTTCTGAAATCTCGCGAAGTTCGTCAATAAATAAGAAGCCTGCAGATAGTCCACGCGATCCGTCTCTGGTCGCAGCTACTATTTGATAGCGATTGCCTTTTAAGGTCGTGATTGATTCCTGGCCGTTGGCAAATCTAATCTGTTTGACTTGCGCTTTTAGGAAATCATTATCCTCAATAGCATTTGCAACTTGCCTAAAGGTATCTAATGCCATATTTCGGTTGGATGACATACCTATGATCATCTTTGTGTCCCATAAAAACAAATGAGCCAAGATAAGCATACGAGCCAGGTGAGTCTTACCATTTTGTCTTGCAATGAGCAAGGCTAGGGTCTTACGCCTAAATTCTCCCGCCTCGTCAACTCGCAACATGTCATCAAGGATAAAACGCTGCCATTCCAGTAAAGGCATACCGATTTTCTCAGCTAGATCAACGACTTCTTGCACACGAGATTCACCCTTCAAGAAAGGCGTGTGAATACGCGGGATTTTCTGTCCTATTAGCGGTTTTTTAACTAGCCCCCTGGTGGGCGGCTTTGCTTTGGTAGTCATCAGTTAACGGCGGGCGTGGTTTCGGTTACAAACGGATTGTCTGGGATGACTGAGGCTGCTCTTGGAGAGAGATTGCCTTG